GCACAGACATCTTGGGCATGGCTAAAAGCCTAGTACAAGAAGACTTCCATGCTAAATTCCAAGGATGGGAAATGACTGCTGCTCGCGACGAGAAGACTGGCCAAATCGTTAGCACGGTGTCAATGCCAACTTTCCCAGGACTTGACAAAGTTCTTGAAACAGCGGAAAAAATGTATTCATTTGTCAACGCTGGTACAAAGAAATAATAATAATATATAGAGCATAGCTCAATGGGACCTTCGGGTCCTATTTTTACGAGTCTGGAGTAATAGGTTTGCTGCTCAAGTATTGTGGATATCTCTTATTAAAGTGGCGCATAATAATGCCAGCCATTTGATTAGCTTGATTCTCTTCTGGACTACCTGTGTTGCCACTTTGGTCGTTAAGTTTGTGCTCCGAGTCCTGTTTGTAGTGTGTTAGTTCGTGTGCTACTGTGCGTAGTATGTCATTTGGGTGGCGGTCTGCCAATGCAACATATAAAGTATGTTTACCATTAACATACATACCAAACGTTGGTTGTTGTGTATCTTCAACATGCGATGTAAAATGCATCTTGGGTAGATGATCTAATTCTAAGTAGTGCATAGCCATTGGCAAGAATTTAGAAAACATCTCCGTAAAGTTTTTTATTTCTTCTTTACTGATAGATTCCTGTAGATTATTGGTGAATTTACCAGCAGGCAAGGATAGGTCAAATTTTATAGATATAGCCGATCTAAATTTGTCGTAATTTGTACTATCAGAAAATAAAAATGTTTGATAATATGTTGCGTTAGACAGTCTAGAATCTGGTAATTTACTTCCGTCTGAAAATGTATATAGTGTCATTCCGTGTTCAGTTGTAATATCAACTAACTCAACAGGTGCAGTCAAAGTATCTCCATAAACTTTTAAACCAACTGATAATAGTGCAACACATACAGGAATGAATTGTAAACCAATTTTTGGTTTATCCGAATAGTGAGAAAGATTTTTAATGTACTCAATGTCAGCAGAATTTACCTCGTTGTTTTCTAATAATATTCCGGCCTGTTTATAATGGAACTGTTCAAACAATTCTAAATTAACATTAATGTCCGAATTCCCATTTATATCAATGAGTGGTTTAGTAAAATCTCGTGCTCTCATAGTATTATTTAGTTGCCGCTTACTTTATGCGGCACCGCGTTTGTTAAGGCCCGGTAGTGTAATTACGCCAAGTGCTTACGGCACAACTCGGACGCCTGTGTGAGCAAGCTCACACCCGTGACGACAACGGTCCCTAAGGTGGGGTTCTTTACTCTGCGGCGTTAGCACCGCATTTTTGGCGTTTTGAGGCAGTTAACTGTCCAAAGTTAACTGACCATTCTGTGCCAGGTTGTAGCTCTTTAGCACCAGCTGGAAACGCATAGGTTACGCCCGCTTGTTTTTGGATATCTGCTACAGGAATACGGAACTTAGTCAAGTCGTTGCCTAAATTAACATATGGCTTTACGTGTGGGAATCCCCATCCTGCTATTTCTTTAGTAGCATTGTTGATTACAATCTTGTAGTATCCATGTGGAATAATAACGCCGTTGCCGATAGTAGGATCACCAGCGCCATACAATGCGCCAACGTATATGGTAAAAGGCTGGTTGAGTTGGACTGTCCAACCTCTGACGGACGTCTCTAATAACTTCCATATCCCCCGATTTAAAGAGCCGTGCTGAGGATACATGTTTGTCATTAAAAAACTTTCGTACTCCACTTGCTGCGACCAAGATAGATCACCGTCTGGAGCAGCGTGTCCCTTGTCATAGCCGGTACCTGCATAGTCATCTGGACGAGCACCTGTGCCACCTAGTGATTGATCAGCTACAAAAGCGTTTGTTCTTGGGAAACATCCTAATGCATTTTGTGGAAGTAATGTGTAAGCAACATAGACTGGAATTTTAACCGGTGCATCATATGCTACCAAATATGCTTCGCGGCAGATAGGTGTTGCTGTGCGTTGTGTAGTTGCAAAGCCATATGGACTATGCACTTGGCAAGCCTGAACAGGGTTAGGGGCACGTTGGTCCCATGCATTTGCTAGGCCAAAGGCCATCAGCATTAATGCGGCGAATAATTTTTTCATAGCAGTCCCTTAAAGTTAACTGCTATTATTTATTATCTGCGCATGAAATGGTAATATCTATCCATCTCTGTTCGGTAGACAAATGTGTAGCCCTGTGCTGTTAGCCATTGATCTACTTCTGCTGTAGTAGTATCAAAGAAACTGCGTTCAACAATAACTCCAGGATGGAACTGATTAATAGTGTTAACTGCACCCTGTAGAACTTCAAGCTCATGTCCTTCCACATCCAACAGTATTAGAGAACAGGCAGTTAGCGACAAACTGTCAATCGTAGTCACGGGAACTGTAAGGTGCTGTTGTACAGGAATAGGGTAAACGGGTCTAGTGTCATTTAATATTCTATGCTGTCCACTAGTGCCTACTTCTTCTAGGATAATTGTGCCTGTAGTTTTACCCAATGCAGAATTAAACTTGTGTATGTTGTCCCGATTGCAGTTGGCTACTAGACATTCAAAGTTAGCAGGGTGTGGCTCAAAGGTGTAGACCTTGTCAAATATGTTGCTCAAACATCTTGGATATAATCCCTGATGTCCACCTGCCTGCACCACTGTATCAAACTCTAGTGTAACTTGATCTATATTGCTGCGGATTTCATGCCAGCCCTGCACTATGATGTCCCAGGTTTCCTCACCTTGGCTAACATCACTGACAGTCCAAGGGCCTGTATCGTCTACTAGCTGATCACGAGTATATATCATCTTCTAACAAAGTGGTAATCACCATCCGGACCATTGTTGCTGAAAATGCCTTGGCAATCGTAGCCAATGGAATCCATGTAGGCAATAACTTCATCACGTTTAGGAGCACCTTTGTTATACTCAATAACCTGTAGTTCTAGGATAACGTGTTTAACAGTTTGTAGGGTTTCAAGAGCACCTTTCAACACATCCAGCTCTGCACCCTGCACATCCATCTTGATCATGTCTGGATCTGGAAACTGTTTTAATCTATGCACAGCATCGACTGTGACTGTGCGTAGTCTACGGCGATTTGATTCGTTAAAGTAGTTGACAGTATCTGGATTGACTTCTTCGTTTTCTTTGTAGTAGCTGTTACCGCCGGGATGATAATCATTTTGATAGAAGTCCACTTCTTTACCACTGACATCACTCAACACACCCATGTGATATTTTAGGCCTCGTTCTTGATATAGGAACTCGCTAGCATCCATAGCTTCGAAGGCAATGAATTCAGCTTGGTCCCAAATACGCTGTGCTTCGTTAGTCCAGTGTAGAACGCAGGCTCCGATATCGTAGATTACCTTTGGTTCAAATCCCTCGCTTTTTAGTTTCATCAAATACTCAACATGATCGCGTGGGATTAGTCGTTGACTGCCTAGGTCTCTTAAACGTGCTTTTATATCAACTACTGGAGCATCCTCTATTGCAGGAATAGCAGTATCAACGTTGAATGTAAAGCTGCCGGTGTGGCTGCATAGCACGTTGGGATCTGCCCAAATTTTAAATCCTTTGTCTCGGGCTTTCTTACAGAAGTCTACATCTTCAGATACAGTGTTTCTATGATCTACGGCACTGTAATATTTAAACTGAGGATACCCTATAGTTTGCAATACTTCTGCTTTGACCAATGCACAGCCAAAACCACATCCTGCAACTTCGACTAGATGACGTCCTTTGAGTTTAGGGTATGGCATATTGACTACACCACCATTCTCGTTAGGCTCGTAGATTTCTAGTATGTGTAGTCCAGGCTTGCGCTGTATGTATAGTCCACTGACAACATCTACATCGTGTGCCAACAAGCGTTCTAATGTATTAGAATGAAAGCTGATATCACTGTCTACACTGAATAGATAATCGAATCCTTTTACTACCCAATCAGCAATTAGGTTTCGGACCTGGTCAATATTGTATCCATAGAAGTATTGGAATGTAGCTTCGTATCCTTCGGGTATCTTTAGGTCATAGATACTTTTAAAAGTTTCTGGCTCAATATTACGAGCCGTTGGGATTGCTATCAATATCTTTTTTTTAGATGTGTTCATTTTTTTAATAATTGTCTGTGCATTGACATTCTGCTCTACTGCATTGACCTTATAGTCGTTGAGTGGACTTGCATCATTATAGTTATACACTATGTCTTGGAGGCATTTAACTTTGTTGGGATCAGCTGCTTCTATTAAGGCATAGAATACACTGCCATCGCCACCAGCTTTAAACCATTTGCCCTCTGCATCTTGGAACATACTATCATCGATGTTGTTTAACAAAGATTTCTTAAATGTGCGTAGGTGTGTATAGGGCAAGATCCAGTTGAAGTGATGATTTCTATACTCTCTATTTTGTTTTACCTGTTCAGGATAAGGTTGGCTGATCAAGGGAATATCATCAACCATACTCCAGCATGAGCCATAGGTAAATTCAGCGGTGCCATCATAGACTGTGTTGTAGTATGAGAAAACAGTATTGTCATTGATCAAACTGTCATCTCCGTCTAGCAACATGACAATGGCGTGGTCATCAACTAATGCTCGGATATTTTCTATCTGATTTCTAACAGCCCCTACATTTAATCCATTTGAGATAACTGTATATTTCTTTCTGATATCTTCTGGCAAAATGGCTATTACTGCATTTATTATGTCCAGCGAGTTGTCAGTGGAACAATCGTCGATCAGTATATGTCTGTAATTATCGTAGTCCTGTGTAGATACGCTGGCAATACATTTGGCAATGTATTCAGCACAGTTGTATAATGGACTAACAACCACAATCTCTTGTTCTGTATTTGTTTTGTAGTCTTCTAATTCAATAGTGTTGTGAAACTTGCGATTGTAGATTTTATGCACTCTACGATTGATTTTGGCAACAGTTTGATACTCGTCACGCTTCATGTATCTGCCTAGACTCTGCACCATCAACTGTTTCCATTGTAGTGCTACACTGTCCCAACCTGCTGTATCTTTGACAATGTTGCAGTAGTATTGTTTCTGTTGATGTAGGTAAGGATTGCGATACGCTTCTACTGCTGTCTTGACAAACTGTTCAA